CTTCTTTGCACAAACGGCAGATGGTAGAGGTAGTAAAGTTGACACACTACCAGGCGGTAGTAACCTAGGTGAAATTGATGACCTTAAGTTTTTCAATAACAAATTGATTAGAGGTTTGAGAATACCTAGCAGTTACTTGCCAACAGGACCAGATGATGGTTCAGCACCTTACAACGACGGTAAGGTTGGTGTTGCATACATACAGGAATATAGATTTGCAAAGTATTGCGAAAGACTGCAAAGGCAAATTATTAAAAGTCTCAATGAAGAATTTAAAATTTATTTAAAAGCAAGTGGTGTAGAAGTAGACAACAGTTTATTTGATATATCATTTGCAGAACCACAAAACTTCAGTTCTTACAGAGAACTAGAATTAGACCAAGCAAGAACACAACTGTTTGGAACATTAGAAGGCATACCTTACTTGTCTACTCAGTTCAAACTTGCTAAGTACTTAGGTCTAAGCGAAGACGAAATAAGAAAGAATGAATTACTGTGGGCAGAAGAAAACGCATTTGATGTTGATGCCGATGACGATACAACATCAGCAGACTTACGTCAAGTAGGTGTAAGACCGCAACCAGGCAGTGATGTATCTACTGCACCAATAGACATGGGGCCAGTTGATACTCCTGATGCAGGTGGAGGAATAGATGCATTAGGTGAACTTGGTGACGAAGGCGGTAACTTAGGAGTATAACATGAAATTAAACGAATTTTACGAGCCGGCAAAAGACACCATCAATCAAAGGCACAAAACGGACACAAGAAAGAAAATGCTGAGTCTGGAAGAATTAGGTAAACTGAGAAAGATCAGAGAACTTAAAAAAGCAGAAGCAGAAAGTCATAAAAAACTTGCGTCTGTGATGTATGCCAAACCAACTGATGCAAGTGGCGGAGCAGGCGGCTTACTATAATTAAATGAAGACCCTTGTTGTTTGCGGTTGCAGTTGGAGTTGCCGCGATCCACTTTATCCTAACTTTGAATACGGACACTTAGTAGCAAAACATCTAGGCTACAACTACATAAACTTGGCACGTTGTGGTATGAGTAACTTTGGTATTCGTACACAAATAGATTACGCCTTACAGCACTTACAACCAGATTTAATGATCATTAATGCAACTGGTGTAAACAGATTTGAAATACTCAAAGATTTAAATAATACTTACGATCACAATAAAGCATACGACCAAATTTGCTTTGGTGATTTTGATTGGGATCACTTTGATCATCAGCATCACATTAATCATGGCACTACATATGATCCGCAGATTTGGTGCGACAGCATTTATACAATAATAAGCCAAGAAGCAAGACGTTATCAGCACATAGATGAAGACAGAGTAAACGCATTAAAAGACTATGCGTATTATGTGTTTGATGAAAACATAAAAGCACACAATGATTACTATGTATTACAAAGTGGTTTACTAAGTATATTGAATCATAATGTGCCGTTTTTATTCTCCCCAAATACCTTCGAATTTAGTGAGTTTGATAAAACGGGTTTGATAGAGGACCATCATCAAATAGGCAGTTTTAATTGGGACTTTGTTCCTGATAAATACTTGTTGGAAAATGGAGCAGGATACTATGCTCAACACAATCCAAAACACTTAGACGAACAAGGAAACGAAACTACACACTATCCAGTAAGCAATCACAATAGTCCATACGCACATAAATTGTATGCAGATCACATCATAGAGGCAGTAGAAACAAGGTCTTTATAACTTGTTTTAACTAAAATGCCTCAAAAAAACACCGTTTTTTACATAAAACAGTAGATTATCATTAAATACAATTACGATATATCAGGTATAGCCTGAGTTTAAAGGAGAAATTACGATGTCAGATAAAAGTGTTTTAGAACAAGTACTGGAACATCTTTTAGCAGAGGACGATGCTCAAGCCAAAGACTTATTGCATAGTTTTATGGTTGAGAAGTCCAGAGAGATTTATGAAGATCTCTTAGATAAAGATGCTCTAGAAGAAGCAATCGACAACGAAGTTGTTGAAGAAGAATCTGAAGAAGAAGTATCCGAAGCGGAAGAATCAGAAGAAGAAGCAGTTGAAGAGGCTGAAGAATCCGAAGAAGAGGCTGTTGAGGAAACTGTAGCAGGTTCACCAAGTGAAGACTTCTACGACGAAGTAGAAGCAGACGTTATTGCTGATGAATCAGGAGTCAACGAAGAAGAAGACGAAATGGAAATGGAACCAGAAATGGATGGCGAAGAGTCAGACGATGAAGGTGAAGAGGAAGTTGAGGACAGAGTTGATGATTTAGAAGCACAACTAGACGAACTAAAAGCAGAATTTGAAAAGTTAATGGCAGACGAAGACGGCGAAGAAGCCGACGATGCTGAAGCAGAATTAGAAGACGAAATGGAAGTTGAGTCTTTTGAAGAAGAAATTGACTTAGATGAAGAAGTTGCTGAAGAAGAATTAGAAGAAGCAACTAACTTTAGTAAACAACAATCTGCTAAAAATGACTCAAGTTCAGACTTTGATGCATCACCTAAGTTTCCAAAGAAAGAAAGTTTCGGAACAGACGAAAAATCTTTATTTGGTAAAGACGGTGCAGAGGGTAAGAAAGGAGATTCAGCCAAAGATAATCCAGCAAGTGATAACATTGGCGAAAAACCATCGGCTCACCCAGCACCTAAAGTGAATGCTGAGAAATCAGAGAGTCCTATAGCAGGAAAAGTTAAGTAATTTAGGGAGAAATAATGTCAAGACAGTTATTCGAATACTATAGTCCAGACAGAGCAAACATTATTGTTGAGTCCGATAGTGAAGGCAAAAACATGATGATGAGTGGTTTGTTTATACAGGGCGAAGTTAAAAACCAAAACGGTAGAGTTTATCCAAGAGATGAAATCCAAAAAGCGGTTGAATCAATTGGTCAACGTATTGGTGGCGGAGAAACTGTACTAGGCGAATTAGATCACCCAACAGAATTACAAATAAATTTAGATAGAGTAAGCCACATGATTACTGACATGAGATGCGAAGGCGCAGATGGCTTTGGTAAACTTAAAATATTGGATACTCCAATGGGTAAGATTGCTGAAGCATTGCTAAAAGGTGGCGCCAAGTTAGGTGTTAGTAGCAGAGGTAGTGGCAACGTAAATGAGAGCGGTAGGGTAAGCGATTTTGATATAGTAACTGTTGACATCGTAGCACAACCAAGTGCCCCAGATGCCTACCCTAAAGCCATTTATGAAAGTTTATTTAATATGCGAGGCGGCGCTCAAATATTTGAAGCCGCTCGTGAAATAACAAAAAGTGACAGAAACGCACAAAAACACCTTGCACGAATGATGGAAAACTTCATTCGTGAATTGGAACTCAAATAGGAGAAAGCACATGGCGGATAAATTCGTAGAACTTCTTGAAAATGGTGATTTGTCTGAAGAGACTAGAATCAACATACAAGAAGCATGGGAAACACGCCTTGCTGAAGCAAGAGATGAGATTACTGCTGAGTTAAGAGAAGAATTTGCACAAAGATTCGAGCATGACAAAGGTCAGATCGTTGAAGCAATGGACAAATTCATCACTTCTAACTTAGAAGAGGAATTGAAAGAACTTGCAGAAGACAAAAAGGCAACTATTGCTGAAAGAGTTAATTATAAGAAAGCAATTGGTCAACATACCGATGTTTTAAATAAATTCGTTTCAGAAACATTAGCCAACGAAATCAAGGAACTAAAGGAAGATAGAAATACACAAAGTGATAACTTTGCTAAACTTGAAAACTTTGTTCTAGAAGCAGTTGCTGATGAAATTCGTGAGTTCCACTCTGATAAGCGAGAACTAGCAGAGAAGAAAGTTCAGTTAGTTCGCGAAGGAAGAGAGCAACTTGCGGATGCTAAAAAAGAGTTTATTAGAAGAGCCGCAGAAAAAGTTGAAGCAACTATTTCATCTGCTTTAAAAAGCGAAGTATCGCAATTTAAAGAAGATATTACTAAGGCTCGTGAAAATGAATTTGGCAGAAGAATTTTTGAAGCGATGGCAGGCGAGTATGCTACTTCGTATTTAAATGAAAATACAGAAGTTAGAAAACTCAAATCTGAGATCACTGGATTAAAATCCAAGATTGATGAAGCCAAGGCTAACGCAGACGAAAGTTCAGAGCAAAAGAAATTAGTTGAATCTAAATTGCGAATTGCAGAAGATAGATACAACAGAAACAACGTTATGAGTGATTTACTTGCACCTTTAAGCAAGGACAAGAAAGAACTTATGACAGAACTTCTTGAGTCAGTGAAAACAGAAAAACTTGAAGAATCATTCAACAAGTACCTTCCAAGTGTAATGAACGAAGAAGGTTCTGTAAGAACTAAAAAAGATGTTCTAAGTGAATCAGTGAAGACAGAACACACTGGTAATAGATCGTTGGACGGACAAACCGGCCCAGACAACGAAGTAGTTGACGTAGTCGAATTAGACGAAATCAGAAAACTAGCCGGACTTAAATAATTAGGAGATTATAATGGCAGAAGCATTATTTGAATCAAATTGGTCCGCAACCAAGGACGCACTTCTTGAGGGTTTACATGGTTCTAAAAAGTCTACAATGGACGTTATTTTAGAAAACGCAAAAACTCAATTACAAGAGGCGGCGACAGCAGGGTCAACAATGGCAGGAAACGTTGCATCACTTAACAAAGTTATGCTACCATTGATTAGAAGGGTTATGCCTTCTTTGATCGCCAACGAATTACTTGGTGTGCAACCAATGAGTGGACCAGTAGGACAAATCCACACATTAAGAGTAAGATACGCAGAGTCTAAAGACTCAGTCGTAGCAGGACAAGAAGCATTGTCACCATTTGCATTAGCAACAGCATATTCAGGGTCACCTGACGCAACAGCGGCCGCTGAAGGTACTGCAGGTAGTAAAATGTCTATCCAAATCCTCAAGCAAACAGTCGAAGCAAAAACAAGACGTCTATCAGCAAGATGGACTTTTGAATCTGCTCAAGACGCCAACGCAATGCACGGTGTAGATATCGAAGCAGAAATCATGCAGGCATTAGCACAAGAAATCGCAGTTGAAATCGACCAAGAGATGTTAGCAAAGTTAAGAGCACTTGCTCCTACAGTTGACACATTAGACTTCAACTCAGGTATCACTGGTACTCAAACATATATCGGTGAAAGACACGCAATCTTGGCAATTCTTATCAACAGAGTTGCTAACTTGATCGCCGCAAGAACAAGAAGAGGCGCAGGTAACTATGTTGTTGTAAGTCCACAGGCTTTAACAATACTACAATCTGCAACAACTTCAACATTTGTTAGAAGTACAGAAGGTCCTTTTGATGCTCCAACAAACAGTAAGTTTGTAGGTACATTAAACGGTACTGTTAAAGTATTTGTTGACAACTATGCGGCAGACGGAACAGCAGTTCTAGTAGGATACAAAGGTTCATCAGAAACTGATGCTCCAGCATTCTACTGTCCTTACATTCCATTAATGAGCACAGGTCCAGTTATGGATCCAAGCAGTTTTGAGCCTGTCGTGTCATTTATGACAAGATACGGTTACTTAGAACTTACTAACACAGCAAGTTCATTGGGTAACGCGGCTGACTACTTAGGTGAAATTGGACTATCAAACGTCTCATTCAAGTAAGTATTAGTTTTACTTAAAACAATTAAGCACCTTCTTCGGAAGGTGCTTTTTTTTGTATCCAAGAAAAATGCCATAATCTGATAAATATGTTAAAGCAATGTTGCAATCGGAGTAATTAATGGCAGACAAAAAAGGTATATTTAGATCACCGGGTAATATAGTATTCAATGCCCAATCAATCAGCGAAAGAGCAGACCAACTCAGAGTTGCAGATGACAGCATTATTGTAAACTATGATAGAACTGGTGCAACTGCTACATTACAATTCAGTCAAACAACCGCTAATGCAAGTATAAGTTGGAACGGTACGGCATTAACAACATCAGTGCCTATCTCAGGTGTAATTAATGTTGTAGATGCAGGTGGCGATGGTAGTCTTGCATACTCCGGCAACACATTAACATATACTGGTCCTAGTGCCGCAGAAGTTAGAGCACACCTTAGTGCAGGAACAGGTTTAACATACAGTGGCGGTGCATTTAGTATTACTAACAGTGGCGTAAGTGCCGCAACATATGGTACCAGCAACGACGTTGCACAAATTACTGTAAATGCACAAGGACAAATTACTAGTGCAAGTGATGTAGCAATTGATCACGATGCTTTAGCAAACTTTGTAGCAAACGAACATATAGATCACAGCGGTGTCACACTAACAGCAGGAACAGGACTTACTGGCGGTGGAGACATAACAGCCAGTAGAAGTTTTGCACTTACTAACACAGGCGTATCAGCAACTAACTACGGTGCCCCAGGCACAATACCAACATTCACAGTTGATGCTCAAGGTAGATTGACAACAGCGGCAAACGTTGCAGTAAGTATTGTACATACGCAGGTTACAGATTTTGATGATGGTGTTAGAGCCGCAGTTACAGGAACAGCAGGTGAAATAGATTATAACAGCACTAATGGACAGTTTGGATTAGCATCAACAATTAGTTCAGCAACAAATTTCAGCACTGAATTAACAGCACCCACAGTAGCAGGTAGTGATAATAGCACTAAAGTTGCCACAACAGCATGGGTATCAAGTAATGCACCAGGTACACTTACAGATGTACACGGTGGTACAGGTATAACAACAACACCAGGTAATATCACAGGTGCTGGTTCAGTAAGTATTACTAACACTGGTGTATCAGCAGGAACATACGGAAGCCTTGTACAGACTCCAATTATAACGGTAAATGCACAAGGACAAATTACAAATGCATCAAGTAATACTATTGCTATTCCACATACTCAAATTACAGATTTTGATGAAGCAGTTGACGACAGAGTCAATGCTTTAATAGTAGACGGTGACGGAATTACTGGCACATACGATGATGCCGCAGGTAGTTATACTATTGATGTAGACAATACTGTAGTCAGAACTACAGGTAATCAAAGTATAGGCGGAACAAAAACATTTACAGGTACTGTAGATTTAACAGGTACAGCAAGTACAACAGCAACTACTCAAAGTGCAAGTGATAATAGTACAAAAGTTGCAACAACAGCCTATGTTGAAACGGCTATTGCAAATTTACAAGGCGGTGCTCCAGCAACACTAGATACATTAAATGAGATTGCAACAGCACTAGGTAACGATGCTAACCTTAACACAACATTAACAAATTCAATTGCCACAAAAGCACCACTAACAAGAGATTTAATAGCAGGTGCAGGTTTAACAGGTGGCGGAACATTAGAAGCAGATAGAACATTTAGCATTGTAGGATCAGGCGGTATAACTGTCAATGCAAATGACATTGCAGTAGATAGTTCAGTTGTTAGAACATCAGGTGGTGGACAAACAATTAGTCAGCAAATAACATTTGCAAATACAGTAGGCCCAATAATACAATCAGGTACTAATGGTATTTTACACATTGGTGACACTGATTATAAAGAAGATAGAATTTTATTTGATAGTGCTGGTGGTATATTCTTTGATGTAAATGCTAGTTCGCCTTCATACACAAATCATATTAGATCAACAGGAACAGGAAATGTTGATATAACTATGCAGGCACAAAGAACATTGACTTTTGGTACTAATAAAGATGATGGTAATGTAGCATTAGGTGGATTTCAAATATTAGAAGGCTCCACAAATGATGTATTAATGACATCAACAAGAAACGGTGGTGTTGGTGTAAATCATTTATTACTCAAAGATATAAACAATGCATCGTATTTCCCTTCAGGAGCATCAGACGACTCCACACTAAATCAAGGTGTATTTGGTGATGGCGATAATCCTGATAGTGTAATTTATGCAAACAACAGTGAAATTTATGGTGTCATAAACGGAACATCATATCCATTAACAAATAGAGGTGTATCTGGTAACTTAGAAGATGCAGGTGTTAGTGGAATCAAAATATTAGGTGGTAACAGAACAGTTGGCTCAGCCACATACTTTAGAATCAGAAATATTTTAGGTGGCACAGGCATTACACTTAGTGAAAGTGGAAACGTTATCACAGTAAC